CGGCACCTAATGCCGAGCCCATAGTCTGAGGGTATTGGCTAGGCCCTGCGGCCGATAGAAGACCCGCACTTAGACCTTGTGCCATAGGGCTTTGTAGGTACTGCAATAGACCTTGTTGAAACGAAACAGGCGGTGTTTTAGAAACCCAAGTCATTTAGAACCCTCCGATACCGGGTAACCCCTGGCCTAGCTGTGGCATCATTTGCATAAGCTGGGCGATTAATTGCTGGCGCATAGGGTTGCCTTCATGCATTTTTGGCGCCCATTTACCAAAACCAAATCCCTCGAAACTGGGTGGCAAATTAGGTAGAGCTGGTGGCATGGGCGGTGGCTCGTTAGGCATCATGTTTGCTTGATTGCCCTGCATACCGTCTTGTTGAGGCATCATTTGTGGGGAGGCCATTGGCCCATCTCCAAGCAAAGCATTGCCTGGCATGGCTCTTGAAAATGGATCTTGTCTGGCCATACCCATCATTTGCGATAGTATCTGTGGATTTAATCCAGCAAGACCGGCGCCGTTTAACATTCCGCTCATTTAAGGCTCCTAAAAAAATCCGCCTAATATTCCGCCTAGTAATCCACCAATTCCCGCACCCCAAGGGCCAAATGGAGCGCCTGCTCCGGCTCCGCCCAAGGCACCACCTAGAATCCCCGCGCCGCGATTACCGCGAAAATATGGATTTTGCGAAGTCGTGCTGCCGCCATAATTGCCTTGCAACAAGGACATGTAACGAGCTAGGCGCTCGCTTGGCTCGGTTTGACCAAATGCATGCCGCGCCATTGCTTCATCAATGGCTGATTGCGATTGTCCTTCACGTGCCGCACCAACGCTTGCTAACCGATTAAAATCGTCATAATCGGCTTGCGCAAAAGCCGGAGCTGCTCCCATAGCAGCTTGTTGGCGAGTGCGTTCACGTTCCATCCTATCCTGGAACAATTTGTTATAATCCAGCTTTTGAGATGCATAAACATCGCCCAACGCGCTAGCTTCGGCTTGTCGTGAGAGTCCAGAGCCATATCTGCCTGACCGCGCAAAGCGTGATTCTATGTCTGGCAGTATTTTGTTTCGCGCTGCTTCATATGAGCGGTTGAAGTCGGCATCATATGCTTCTTTGGGCAGGTATTCACCGCGAATGGTGTCGCGCAATAAATAATTGGCATCCCGCATGAGTGGTGAGCCTTCCATTGCTCTGGCTTCAGTTGCTCTTAAGGCCTCCATAGTCTGCGGAGAAAATTCTGCATAGGTTTGTCCCGGAAAGAACTCCTGGGGCTTGTTTGATTCTGCCTGCGCTCGAGCAAAAACATCTGATAGAAATGGTTGCTGACCTGACCATGGTGTGGTATTTTGCGTAACAGTTTGGTAACTTGTGCCACCACCGCCACCCCCTCGCCCTTTGGCTAGTGGAATGGCGCCGTGATAAATGATTGTTTTGGCGGATAAAAGTGAGCATCCTTGCTCGTTGCCTACAACCCGACACACTACATCCGTGTATAAAATCATAATAATTCCAAGCTCATGACCGTGTGAATCTTCTTAAACTGAAAATCGCGTAAGCGTCTCTCCCATCCTGGACGACCATAGAATTCTATTGTGTCGCACTTAATGCCTTTTGCGTACTCGACTAGCTCACCAAAACATTCCATCATTTCGTCAAAATCTTCGCCACCGAGCAAAAAGATAAACAGCGATTGCTTCTGCGGGTACTTAATAGTTTCGGTTAGCAAGCATCCTATGGCCCTCTGCTTATCATCATTATAGACAACCCAGAGGATTAGTGATTCGGCTTTCACTAATGAAATGACGTCATCGTAATTGTATTTGCTATCTGCGTATTCAAGACCCGCATAAATATGCTTGCCGACATCGCGCAATGCCAGCTCGACATTCATGGGGTGGATTGGTATGAGTCTCATGTATTTATCCAACTAAAATAAAGTTAAAACTGCGATCCGCCTGCGCATTACTCGCATGCGTTATCACAAACTTACCAGTAGATGGATCTTTTGTGGATACAAACATGCCGCCAGCTCCAATTTCACCAGCGGCGTTTGCGGTTTTGGGCTCAAAGAGAATAACAGTATCAATCCCAAGCCTACCAGAAGCGAGAGTTACGGTCGTGGAAACTGTGGATGTATGAAGGGTAACATTTCCAATATTATTAGTTTTACCGTTTAAACAGTTATTAGCTGTGTTGGTAACATAAATTGCCCAATCATTTATATCAATTCGATTATACGGCGGAACGCCAGGATACTTTGCCATTAGCGTCTTCCACTGGTTGCCGTTGTCATGATGTCAAAACCCTGTGCATCAGCAAATCCGTCTTGCAATGTAAATCGGGCACGTAAGAATCTTGCATTAGCACGAACCGGAACATAACCGGCACTATTAGGGCTAGCAGGCAGTGTAAACGTCGCGGCTTCACTTTCTAGGTTGCGCTGGCCAACTTCAACCGTAATTAAACCTTGCGATAAATCAATGTGGGGACGTAACAACGTAACATAAGTCCGGTCTGGGTTTGAAAGCCATGCCTCCCCAGTTGTAATCGTTGCTTCTAACGGCAAACCATTTAACATGTTTAGATATAAATCAGTGTCAAAAGTTCCCAACAGATTGACCAGACCCATCCAAACTGAAGAATCAAGAGAAAATGGTAGTGTATCCAAATTTGTGCTGACTGCATCAAGACCGTCCAACGTATAGGATTGCGACACAGGGCTTACCAAATACCAGGTATCTATTGCCGCACTTGCCCAGCGTTGTTGGGAGCTTGGCGAAAAGTTATACATCAGTATAGTATCTGGCATGCCGTTGTCCGCGTAGAGACTTGCATAGCTCCAGCAAATAATATTCTCTGTTGGATAGAGCGCGACACTCATGCGACTTTGAATATAAGACCTGTCCACCGTATCAAAGAAGTATTGATCTACTTTGCCATCGCCTATGGGAATCGAGCGTTGTCCATCAAACACAAAAAAGCCATCTTGGGATAAATATGCAACATTATTGCCGAATTTTTGCACGGATCCGGGAGATAGCGCACCGCGCTGTGATTCGACGAGATCGAACTGGAAAATATCCGGTGAACCTATATATGACATTCTAGTGATGGCGTTTTGTTGAAAAATTAGACCAAATTCTCCACCTACTATTTTCTGGATCTGTCCTGCATTTTCATTTTGTAAGTCTTGAAAATCAGCTTGCGTGGTTGCACTTACTGTCCATGAATCAATGGTACCAATTCCCGCCCATCTAACGCGATTAGGCTTGAATAAATCACTGGCGTCCCAGGTATTACCGGTTACTAAAAAGTCTCGGACTGTGGCAATATGGCGAGCTTTAGGCGGGGTGCCTGCCAAATCGTCAAAATCCCCGCTACCAATAGTTGCTACCTGCATTTCATCTGAAAAGTTTGTGGCAACCACTTGATTGCCCCACTGCACAAATTCCCATTGCTCTTCGGCAGTAGTATTATATCCAGAAACGCGGGACACATTGGTAAATGTGGCACCATCCATTACGTAAATCTCTGTGTCTGTACCCACAAAAGTGTAGATTTGGGAATTAGTGACGGTATCTCGCACCGATATGGCGCCCTGTGGTCTGGCATTTATTGCGTTGGTTGTATATCTGAGGGGGCCTGGAAATGATTTATAACCGCTAGAGGCAGGCAATACATTTTCGCACTCCAGCAATCCTGGATTCTCAAGTGGGGCTTGATCTGGTAGCCATTCGCCAAATTTTATCATTGTTACCTACCATGTCGTAGCTTTTATAGCGCCATTAATTCCAGTGATGCTTTCGCTAATTTCATTTAACACACGCAATGCTTGCCGAGCTTCCATTTCATATTCAGCAGCTTTGCCAGCATCAAGGATCGTATATCGATAAAGGCGCCGAAGGCTCTCAGCTATGATCACATCTTGAGCCTCTAAAATTTCTGTCCAATCATTTGAATCGGTTGGATCTACAAGTGGCGCATATGATTTTTGATAAAAAATGCTTATAGGGTATGTGTCTTGTGGTATGGGGTAAAAATAAATACTTCTATCCCACCAGGCCCAATCGATTGGTTGCCCCTGATTATTATTTACGTTAGCTGAGATAATAAATTGTATGTCGCGCTGTAATAGATCGTAATAAACATTGTTGACAGTAATCCGCAGATAATCAATTTGTCGGATGTCGTCGGGAATAGTGGGTGTTGTATAAAACCAATCTCCCTGAGTGGTATTAAAGTCCTGGCGTGTTTCAATAAACCATAAACGAGCCTTACTATAACGCGCAATAGCTTTGTTAATAGCTTCTTTAACTTGCGTGTTAACATCTGTACGAAGGATCGCATCTTCGATAAGAGTTTGTAATTCTAAAAAATTTGCCATTCATTTAGTACTTATTTCGCTCTAATGTTTTTTCATAAGCGCCGGGCCCGGGTTTCGAGCCTTTGCGACGAAACGGGGTGCCATTAGGTTTTACAATTTCATTTTCATATGGCAGGAAAATACTTGCCTTTTCTCTGGCCTCTTTGGAGGCATTGGGGGCTATTAAATTGCTGTTGGGCAGTTTGGTTGCCATGTCTGGTTCCTCATGTTTTAGACAGCTACGCTCTGCAAAAATTTGTCTACGCCTCATTGACCAACCTATTAGCATGCTCTTCTTCTATACGTTTAGCTAAAAACTTCGGCACGCGGCGACCATCTGATAGCTGGGCTGCATGTACCGAGTTACCCATTAGCTCTAGCCAGTTAGTTACAAAGTTCATTTGTGCATGAGCCTCGAACCACTTATCCGCATGCTCGCAATCCTTTGTTACTTGGAAGGCTGGCACACCTTGAGTATAGTGGATAATTTTGGGGTCATCGCGGGGTTCGTCATACCCGCACAGATGGTTCCACTCGCGAGGTAAATCCCCCACCAATGAATCATCAACCCAGGAGATATCATGTAGGCGTGGCGCGGTTTCTATGAATTCTGGAGTTAGGATTGTGCATTTAGAGCAGTTAAATAACATCAGAGATGCGCGTTCAAACTTCAAATCGTTCTTTGAAACCATCACGGCAAATCGGTCATCACGAAGGTTGAAGAGCTTGGCAATATCATCCAAGCAAACCATGTCCAAGTCTAAAAAAAGTGCCCACCCTTCATAGCCACATAAATATGGAACCAGAAAGCGCGAGTAAGTAAATGGAGTCAAACCCTCTCGCTTTATGGGCAACTGGGGCAACACCAATGGAGTAATCGCAACTGGCATTGAAGACTTAGTGTAAATGGAACTGGCAAGCACATTCAATGAGATCGGCTGCCTATGATCGAAACCAATAAAAATGCGCAAAATTTCACCCGACATGAAACTACTCCTGTTAATAAAAGGGGCGAGCTTCGGAAGAAGGAATTACGCCGCTCGCCCACAACCATTGGCGGGGAGTCCATGCTGGCGTTAGTGGACCAGCACACTTACAGTGCACGTCTGCACAACCCCCCAAAATTTATTTAGCATTGGTACTTGCGTTCTTTGTGCCAGATAAATATGTGGTACGGTCTTTTGGACGTGACATTTCAGAAATAGATCTTTTTGGATCTATAACCACACGACCTCTGGTTGCATCGCAAATATTCGCTGTTTTGTATTGACCACCATGCATACTGTTTTTAGGCGGGGTCAATGTTCCGTTATATTTAGACATTATGTCTCTCCTACAATTTTATTCGGGGACTCACTACCATTACGTATTCAAGTTTCCCCGCATTTGTCGGGTCAACCGCAATACCACTACTGTTAAATTGTAGTAGATGAAATAAAGGAAGTATGTGGCCTAACCAGAACAGCTCATTTTCTTGAATTAGATGGGCATTACGGCCATCCTCTAGAGTCTTTGCAGCCGGGTGATTGGCAACGCCAATAAATGCCAGGTTCTTAGTCAAGCGGCAAATATCCTTCAATACATCCCCGACACAATCTGGTTCAACATGTTCTAGGACATCTGTACATATAACAATATCCGCAGGCTTTGGGGGTGTTGCATATTTGGGCACCGCTGGATCATATTGCTTGATACTAAATGGTAGATTTTGGGCAAGGGTTGATTTACCACAGCCATAATCCAAAACATCTGTGGAGCCCACCATCTTGGTAAAATTGATAACATGCTGTGCCCATTTGTGGCCAGATGTTCCATAGTGCTTATTGGTTTCGTGGAGTTTTTCGTTAAGGGTTTTGTATTCTTCCGTGATTAACATGTAACTGCTTCCTCTATCTTAAATAATTCGGTGACTTCCTCAATTACTGGCTCCCAGCGCTCATCTTTTTCTTGCCAGAAATTATGCACGCAGGAATACCAAGGCATGTCCTCTCCGTATGGACCCATTTGCCATAATGCTTGCTTTGGACAAAGCTGGAAGGTTTTCACCCCCATTGCTCCCGCTAAATGTACCACAGATTGCGGGACAGAAATCACCATGTCCAATTGGCTCAAGAGAGCTGCGGTTAGATCGTAATCATCCACGATGTCTTGCCAATGATGGATAACATGCCTGCCCATGGATTCATGGAATGCGTCCACTTCCGCTTGTGCATTGCTGTCGTATTGCAGGGACACAAATTCAGCATCGGGAATGGAGGCTAGCAATGGCTTCCAAAGCTCTAGTGGAATGCGTCTGTTCCCCTTATTGGTAATTCCGATCCCCCCTTTCCAAGAAATGCCGATTTTGTATTTGTTGGCAATTGGTTTAAGGCGCTCGCTAATAAATGGGGCTAGAGTTTCATCAGATTTTAAATAAGGTTTTCTTGGGAAATCCTCTTTGGAATGCCTGTAAAACTTACCCAAAGAGCCAATGGCTAGTTTTGCATCGATTTTATGCTGGCTGAGCCAATTCACTTGGGTTGCTTTT